ACCAGCAGAGATGGCACGGCGCGCGTTGATACTGACGACCTAATGGATGAGATGATCGGCGGCGCTGTTCGTGTTGATGGTGACGTAACTGGTGCAGTTCAGCCACTGGTCGAGCCGTTTATTGGTGATGGCGTGCTAATGATCAAGCAGGCGCGCGATGCTGATAAGGCTAACTCGCTGGGCCAGATCATTGCTAACCAAGCCCTGCAGAGTGACAGCCTGCACAAAGAGACAGCAACACGTTTTAGAGGTGTAGAGAGCGCCGCAGCCGGTAAAATAGAGATGGTTGCGCGTGGATTTGCTGAGACTGGATTCAGGCAGCTATATGAAGGCGTTGCATGGTTAGCTAGTCACTATCAAGATGATTCGACCGAGATCATGGTGCTGGGTAAAACCATGACCATAAATCCGGCATCATGGAAGGCTGAGTGTATGGCGCATAGCCTTGTTGGGCTTGGCGCTGGTGACAATGAGCAAATGGCTGAAAATATGTCCAGCCTGTTATCTCTACAACTGCAGCTCCAAGCTAACGGCTCGCCTCTGGTTGATAGCAAGAAGATTTACAACACTATCGCAACACTGGTTAAGACAATGGGCCGGTCTGATATTGGCGACTTTATCAACGATCCAGAGATTCCAGAAGATATTGCAATGGCTAACCTCGAATTGTTAATGCAGCAGAACCAGCAGCTACAAGCACAAGTTCAGCAATCGCAAGATCAGCTTGTAAATGCCGAGCTGGTTAAGCGAGAGGGCGAAATTGCTATTAAACGTGCAGAGCTGGCAGAGAAACAACGGCAGTTCAATTTGAAATTCCAACAAGACAACGCATTCAAGAAAGCCGACACCGTAACAGATACAACAGAAATGGAACTTAAATATGGCGTTGATCTACCTGGAGGCGCAGTGTAATGAGTGAAAAAGACCGCGAATTGGATTTATTAAAGGTATCGCGCCGAGGTGATCAGGCTCAAGCAATACTGGACAATCCATTATTCAAAGAGGCTTTTCAGCTTCAGCGTGACACTCTTATCGAGCAGATGACAGAAGCTAAAACCGTTACTGATGAAGATAAAGAATGGCTAGCTGAGCTTAATCGAAGGTTGAAGGCGGTGAACTACGCAGAAAGAAACCTGGAAGCTGCCATTCGTGGTGGCAACAAAGCTAAGTCGAAGCTGCAAGAGTTGGTTGATAAGGCCAAAAACACCCTAAAAATGGCAGGCTAGCAACCTGTACAGAAAAACAGTATTATTAACTAAGCTGAGAGGCTAAACCATGTCGAACAATCCAGAACTGGAACTCGATACAGAAGAAGCAACCGAAGTTTTAGAAGATTCCGAAACCGGAACAACCGAAGAAGCCGAAGTTGATGCACCCGAAGTAGAGGTAGAAGCCGAAATTGAGGGCGAGGCTGAAGAAGCCGAAGAGCTTGAAGAAACCAGTGCTGACGATCTTGTTTATGAGATTGATGGCGAAGAGGTTACGTTGGCAGATTTGCGTAAGCTGCGCGAGGACGCCAAAGAAGCCAAAGAAGCTGGTATGCGACAAGCTGACTACACCAAAAAGTCACAAGCGAATGCAGAGCGCGCTAAAGCCTTAAACGAGGGGTTGGCAATGCTTGAAGATATGCAGAAAGAGATTACTGCATTGGCGCTTGCCGAGTTTGATGGTGTGGATATGGACGAGCTGCGCGATACTGATACCGCTGAGTTCTTGCGTGTTAAAGATGCCAAAGAATCCAAATCTAAGGTTTTGGACAATCTGAAGGCTAAGCACGAAGAGCTGCAGCAAAAGGTTATTACTGAGCAGTCCAAAGAGTTGCACGAGCGTTTAGGTTGGAGTGATGCTGAAAAGCGTGATTCTGATGTTAAGGCAATTCAAGGGTATGTTGCAGAAAAAGGCATTGATCAGGGCGCTTTTGCCCGTGTAGCAGATGCCGGAATTATGCAAGCTATTCTTGATGCAGCTAAGTACCAGGACTTACAAAACAAGAAGCCGGAAGTGGCAAAAAAGGTAAAAGCCGCTCCGAAACTTGTTAAGCCTGTGAAAAAAGCAGCGAAGCCAAAAGAACAGCCAAAAGCGCGGTGGCAGCATTTTTATGCCCCCAAAACGGGCTAAGCATTAACAAAAGGTAAATTATTATGGCTACTATCGGTGGTTCTGTTAAGACTCTCGCGGATCACGCGAAAGAGCGAGACAAAGACGGCAAAACGTCGCAAATTGTAGAAATCTTGGCGCAAGCCAATGAAATGCTAGACGATATGTTGTGGAAAGAAGGCAACTTGGTTACTGGTGAGCGCACCAGTATTCGTACCGGCCTGCCCACTACTTACTGGCGCCAAATGAACCAAGGCACCCCAACCAGCAAAGCTACTAGCGCCCAGATTGATGAGCAGTGTGCGATTTTGAATGCGCGCTCGCATGTTGACCAGGACATTGCTGAGCTTAATGGCGAGGTTGGCCCGTTCCGCATGAATGAGTCTGAAGCATTTGTTGAGGCAATGTCTCAGGAAATGGCCAGCACTTTAATCTACGGCTCCGCTGCTAACCCTGAGGAGTTCGTTGGTTTTGCCAATCGCTTTGGTGATTTGGGCGCTAATAACGCACAAAACATCATTGACGCTGGCGGCACTGGCTCTGATAACACTTCAATCTATTTGGTAGGTTGGGGCGAGCGTACTTGTCACGGTATTTTCCCCAAAGGATCAACCGCTGGACTGACTCACGAAGATTTAGGTCTGGATGATGTTGAGGATAGCAACGGCAATGTTTATCGCGCCTATAAAGACCTGTTCAAGTGGAAGGCTGGCCTGGTTGTTAAGGATTGGCGCTACGTTGTTCGTATTGCGAACATTGACGTTAGCGTGCTGATTGCTGATCCAACTGGTGCTACTACCAACTTGATTCAGGAAATGTTGCGCGCTATTCATCGCCTGCCTACCCGTACCGGCATCAAGCCTGCTTTCTACGCCAATCGTACAGTAAAAGAAATGCTGGACATTCAGGCAATGGAAAAAGGCAATTTACAGCTGGCTATGGGCAACGAAGAAGGCAAAGAGAAGCTTATGCTTCGCGGTATTCCTATTCGCACGCTTGATGCTTTGACCGAAGCTGAAGCGCAAGTAACTTAATAAGGAGACATTACAATGAGTTATGTAGATGCAGAATTAGTATTGTCTGATGCGCAAGCAGTAACCGCTACCGCAGTAGGCACCAACGTTATTGATTTGAGTGTTGATCGCTCGATTGGTAACGGTGAGCCAATGGCTGTTGTGTTTGTTGTTGATGTTGCAGCTGATCAAACCACTGGTGATGAGGACTACACTTTCGATGTAGAATACGCCTCTGACGCCGCTCAAACCACTGGCCGTCAATTGATGGGTCGCAGAGTGTTTGAATCTGGCACCCCTGCCGCGCCTGCACAAGATGCAGACTTGCTGGTAGCTGGGTTTCAGTTTGCAATCCCTTTGCCTCCTACTACTTTGGCTGAGTCCGAGCAGTATTTGGGTATTCGCTACACTGTAGCCGGCACCACGCCGACTATCACTTGTACCGCATACCTGACGCCTATGGATATGATTGATAACGCTAAGGTATCATTCGCTGCAGGCTTTACTGTTTCTTAATAACGAGGTAATTCAACAATGAAAGTGAAAGTACACGGTTTTGCTGATGGTAAATTTGGTTTTTATGGTGAGAAGCGTCGCTATAACGGCCAAGTCTTTGAATTGACTGATCCTGGTCACTTTTCGGAAAAGTGGATGGAAAAGCTAGAAGAAGATAAGCCGAAGCGAGGCCGCAAGCCTAAAGCTGAAGTTGTTGAGGAAGCGGGGGAGTAATCCCCCCTTTTCCTTTTCATGGCAATAACTAACTATTCTCAGTTAGTGGCGGCTCTTGAGCGTTACTCTCAAAGTGACGACTTAAAAGAGCGCATTCCCGACTTTATAAGGCAGGCGGAGCTTGATTTGTTCCGCAAGCTTGAAGCTGTAGAAGAAGATACAAGCGAAAACTTAGCCACTAGCACAAGTGATCGTTTTGTTGCTTTGCCTACTGGCTACGTAAAACTGCGTCGATTAAAGATTGATACGTCTGGTAACGGCGATTATTGCGACCTAACTAATGTTCCGCTTGATATGCTCAAGATATGGAATAGCGCAGGTATGCCGACAATGTACGCCATAACCGATCAGATAGAGCTTAACCGCACTTCTGACCAGGCTTATACGTTGCAGATGCAGTTT